AAGAAACATACTCAGTTCGTTATGCTGATAAAAGCTTTGCTGAACGTTTTATGGAAGGTCTAGGCTTTGACGAAGGTGGCATGGTAGAAGAACCTTTCTATGACCAGAAGGGAGGCTTTGGTGAGTTGGACTATAGTGGCATACAAGCACGTGAGTACATGAATGACCAAGGACAAAAGATTATAATTATGTTTCAGGATGGTGTACCACTAACGCCTATTCCAGAAGGTTACTATCCTGTAGCTGCTACTGTTACTCCTGATGTAGATTCATCTTACAATGTAGATACAGTAAGAGCTATGACAGGCGGTGGTAGTTATGGTGGGGCGTCTGCTCCTGCTCCATCTGGACGCAGAGATGATCCCGGTGGAGGTGACCAATCAATACGTCTTAATCAAGCATCTGATTTAGAGCCAGTAAACTATAAAGAGCTATCACTTGAAGAACTAAGGGATATGCTAGAAGACCAAGGAAGCATAAAACAAAAAGGTATTCTTGCCGCTGCAAGTGCAATTAACCCAATCATGGCACTAGCTGTAAGGGCTGCTATGTGGGATACTTCTAGAAAAACTAGAGCAGAAATAGAACGTAGACTAGGATCTCCTGAAACTTCAAAAGTAGACCATATGCGCTACACTAATATGTTAGAGATTGCAGAAAGAGAAAAGCCTAGCTTATTAGACAGACTTACAGGTAAAGCATTTGAGAAAGAATATTCTCAGATACCAAGTCCAGACATTCCTGCTGTAGACTTTAGTGACCCAACACTAGCACCAGATCAAGGCATAGCAGAACCTTACACTCCTGAAGTTACCACTCCTGCTGTGACTGAGCCAATAGGAGGGTATGATGAAATACTACCACAGAGTAAGCCATTTGATTATAAAGCAGCAGGAGCCAAAGCAAGTAAAGACGCTGCTGATATTGCTTTCAAAAATAATCCTCGTTATAAGGAAACTAGTGGTTATACAGCCCCAACGACTGCCCAAATTCAAACACAAAGAGATAATACCAGAGATGCAGGTAGTAGTGCTAGACAAACCTTTGAAGCATTTAGAAACAATCCCTCTAACTCTAAGTCTGTAGCTAACAATGCGGCTGCTGTACAAAGAACAGATAGTGTCATAAGAGATATGGAAAGAGGCGTACAGAGAGGTTTTGAAAAAGGTGGACTAGCATCTAAGAAAAAAGGAAGAAAGAAAAAATCCAAATAACTATAAGGCCACTCGGCTTCGGCTGACCCCAACATAAGGAGAAAACAAATGGCTACAAGTGAAACTGCAAAACCAAACCCAATGGTAAAACCTAAAATCCCAAGAGTACTAATGGGTAAAGGTGGATATTTAACCACTGACGAACGTATCAAGCAAGATGAAGAAGAACTTCTAGCTCTGAAGAAAGAAGCACTAGGTATAACAGATGAAGAAAGTACTGAAGATCAACCCAGTAGCGAGAAGCCTGAAGCTGAACCAGTACAGGCAGAGAGTGATACCAAACAAGAAGAAAAAACAGAAGCCAAAGCACAAGAAGATGACAATGAGCTAGGCGCTGAAGAAAAGAACTTCAAGAAACGTTATGGTGATTTACGTAGACACTCACAGAAAAAAGAAGAAGAGTTCAACGCAAAGATAGAAGCACTACAGGCACAGATAACTAAAGCCGCTAACCAAGAGCTTGTACTTCCTAAGACAGACGAAGAACTTGAGGCTTGGGCAAAAGAGTATCCTGATGTTGCAGCTATTATAGAAACCATCGCAGATAAAAAGTCTAAAGCTTCTGCTACTGACTTAGAAAAACGTATGGCTGAGTTTGAAGAACTACGCATTACAGCTAAAAAAGAAAAAGCAGAAGCTGAACTAATTAATATGCACCCTGATTTTATTGAAATACGTGAAGATGATAAATTTCACAACTGGGCAAAAGAACAGCCTAAGTGGGTACAGGATGCTTTATATGAAAACGTAGACGATGCAAAGTCTGTATCAAGAGTACTTGATCTGTACAAGATAGATACAGGTATTACTACTAAAAAGAAGAACACTGCAGATAAAGCTGCAGCATCTTCAGTTAAAACAAAAGGCACAGCAGCACCAGAGGCAGACGAAGCAAGTAAATACATTCGTGAGTCAGAGGTAGCTGCAATGCCTATTAAAGAATACGAAAAGCGACAAGAGGAAATACTTGACGCTCAACGTAACGGAAGATTTATTTACGATATGTCAAGAAAGTAGTTGACAATCAAACTATTGTAGATAAAACTATAGCATATACACAACAATAAGTGTGTATGCTTTAATCAAGCACTAGCCACACAAAGACTTACCTCTAAGTATAGGCCCAACGCAGAGAGACAGCGCAGTTTCAAAGCAACGTTGACCACCCTAATATAAAGAGCCTCTTCATCGTGGGTATGTAGTGTTACTTCAACGCCATATCTATAAAGGAGATTTTAACTATGGCTATTACATCAGCAAGTGGAGGCTTTGACGCTAACTTTAGCCCAATCATGTTCTCCAAACAGGCGCAGATTGCTTTACGAAAGTCATCTGTTGTCAGCGCAGTTACCAACAATTCATACTTTGGTGACATCGCAAATCAAGGGGATGTTGTACGCATCCAAAAAGAACCAGACGTAACTGTAAACGCTCTACAGCGTCACACAGGTATTTCTGTTGAGAAACTAGATGACACTGACTTCTCGTTAACCATCGACAAAGCTAACTACTTTGCTTTTAAAATGGATGACATCGAAGAACAGTTCTCACACGTTGATTTCGTAAGCCTAGCTGCAGACAGAGCAGCATATAAAATGGCTGACGCTATTGACGCTGACGTTCTATCTTACATGTCAGGTTACTCAGCAGCAGGTGCGTTACTCACATCTGTATCTGGTTCTGCACAGCACCCAACAGCAGGTGAGATCAACGGTGAATTTTTAAAGACTAACCAGTTGGACGCTACTGATATGGGCGCATTAGGTTCAGCAGACGCTGCATCTACAGCATACGCTACTGGCGACTCAATCCCACTAGCAACACGTTTGCCGGGCGCAACTTCAATCTCAGCAATTACTGTATCACCATTAACAGTCATCGCACGTATGGCACGTCAAATGGATACAGCAAATGTTGATTCACGTGGACGCTACCTTATTGTTGATCCAGTATTCATGGAACTGCTAAAAGATGAAGATTCACGTCTTCTTAACGCAGACTTCGGTGGATCAGGTCTACAAAATGGATTGGTTGCAGGAAACATACATGGTTTCAAAATGTACGTTTCAAACAATCTACCTGCTAAAGGCAATGGACCAACCCATGCTGGCGCACTAGCACAAGACGCACACTACGGTGTGATCTTAGCTGGACAGGAAGAAGCTGTAGCTACTGCAGAGCAGATGAACAAAGTTGAGAACTACAGAGATCCCGACTCATTTGCAGACATTGTACGTGGTATGCACCTATATGGACGTAAGATTCTACGCCCACAAGGATTGGTGTCAGCTATCTACAACGTTTCTTAATTAACTTAAACTTAGAGGCTGGCTCATTGCTGGCCTCTTTGTGCATCTTTAACCTATATAAGGACATTTCCAAATGGCAATCACAACGGCAATGTGCAGCAGCTTCAAGCAAGAGCTTCTTGGAGGTGTTCACGATTTAGACACTCATACTTTAAAAGTAGCTCTAATCAAATCCTCAATGTCAGGCACTTACGGTGCAGCAACTACAAACTATTCTGACGTTACAGGTAACTCAGATGAAGCTACTGGCACAAACTACTCAGCAGGTGGACAGAACCTTGATGGTGCAGCAATATCACTATCAGGAACTACTGCCATCGTAGACTTTACTGATGAAGTTTTCTCAAACCTAACCCTTACTGCAAGAGGTTGTATCATATACAATTCTTCTGCAAGCAATAAAGCTATCGCAGTCTTTGACTTCGGTGGTAATGTTAGCGCAACAAGCGGTGATTTTACGATTGTATTTCCAACAGCAGATGCTTCCAACGCTGTTATCCGCATAGCCTAAAGGTAGAACACAATGGCACTAATTACAAAAGATCGTATCAAAGAGGACACAACAACCACAGGTACAGGAGCTTATGCTTTAGGTGGTTCGTCTGCTACCTTTGATACGTTTCAATCGTGTATGTCTAATGGTGACACGACTTATTATGCCATTGCACATACAACATCAGGCACAGACGAGTGGGAGACAGGTATAGGTACATGGAATACTGGTAATACTCTCACTCGTACTACTGTTTTAGCAGGATCTAATGGAACTAGCGCAGTAAACTTTAGCGCTGGTACTAAAAATATTTTTATGTCTGTACCTGCAGACCAGACACGTTTAGGTCTTACTGCAACTACTGCAGAGCTAAACATATTAGATGGTGTAACTTCCACAGCAGCAGAATTAAACATACTAGATGGTGTAACTTCCACAGCAGCAGAACTAAACATCCTAGACGGAGTTACTTCCACAGCAGCAGAACTAAACATTCTAGATGGCGTCACATCTACTGCTGCAGAGTTAAACATTCTTGATGGTGTAACTGCTACGGCAACAGAACTAAATTTGTTAGACGGAGTTACAGCTACTACGGCTGAGTTAAACTACGTAGATGGTGTAACCTCTA